CTAATGGACAGCGTACTTAAGTTTTTAATAAAACTACAAGCAGATGGTGGTAATGTTCTGACGGTTGCTCGTCAGACTTCCACCCAGCTGGACGATATATCACGTAAGGCACGTACTACTGGTACACGTCTGCGTGAGACTTTTTCATTTTCGACACTCAAGAGTTCGCTGATGTCCATTCCTGGTATGGAACTCCTTACCAATCCCTATGCTCTTACAGCTGGTGCTATTGGTGCTATTACCAAGATAGGTGCTGAAGCAGAACAAACAACCGTTGCCTTTACAACCTTAGTAGGAAGTGAGACAAAAGCTAAGGGAATGCTTTCTGAAATTGCCAAGTTTGCAGCTGAATCACCTTTTGGTAAGTTAGACTTGACTGAGAATGCGAAGACTATGCTTAACTTCGGAGTGGAGACAGGAAAAGTTCTACCACTTCTTAAACAGTTAGGAGATATCTCTGGAGGAAATAAGCAAGCTCTGCAAAGTTTGTCATTAGTGCTTGGTCAGGTGTCAGCAGCTGGTAAGTTGGCTGGACAGGACAACCTTCAGTTTATCAATGCTGGTTTTAATCCGCTTCAGGAACTTGCAAAGATGACAGGTGAATCTTATGCAAAGTTACAGGATAGAATGTCGAAGGGGCAAATCACCTTTGAAAATGTTGTGCAGGCAATTCAACACGCTTCTGGAGAAGGTGGAAAGTTTTTCAGTATGATGGATAAGCAGTCTCAGACAGTCGCAGGTAAATTTGCTACGCTACAAGACACGTTTATTCAATTAGCCGTTGATATTTATAATAAGATTCAACCTTACGTATCTCAAGCTCTTGATCTCTTTATAAGTATAGTTCCTGTTATTGCTGAAGCAATAGCAAAAGTTATCAATGTGATAGAGGGTGTTATAGGGTTTGTATCACGGTTTAAGATGGAGATATTAGCTCTGTCGTCTGTCATTGGTGTTGCTGCAATAGTCTTTAATGCACAGGCAATAGCGATGTCAGCTTATGCAGCTGCTATCGGTGTTGTGACAACTGTAACGAGGATATGGACTGGCGTTCAATGGTTGCTCAATGCTGCGATGGATGCAAACCCTATCGGACTTATTATCATAGGTATCGCTGCTTTAGTCGCAGCAGTTGTCTATTGTTGGAATAAGTTTGCTGGATTTCGTGCTTTTATCCTGACAATGTGGGATACATTAAAGGGGTTTGGTAATATCATCAAGGACTATATCATCAATCGCTTCAATGAGATGCTTGCAGGACTTGGCAAGCTTGGTGAAGCCTTAAAGAAACTATTTTCTGGAGACTTTCAAGGAGCAGCAGCTTCTGCAATGGAAGGTTTCAAGAAGTTGTCTGGAGTTGAAAGTACTGCCAAGGCTATCAATGGAACCAAACAGCTTGTGAGTGGTGTTGGAGGGAATTTTCAGACACACCTTCGACAAGAACAGCAGAAAGACAAAAAGACATCTTCTGCTAAGAAAGAGAATAAGATAAGTACCCCTGGATTAAGTGGTAGCACAGGTGCTGTCGTTTTTGGAGAAGGTGAAAGCAAAGGCAAGAAGGGAAAGAAAGGTAAAAAGGGTGGTAAGAAAGGTGGTCGTAAGTCTGCTGAGGAACTCGCTACAGGTGGCACTCGCAACACTTCCATCACTATGCACATCGGAAAATTCTTCGATAATATCAATGTTTATATGAACGATAAGACTGACACTGCGGAGCTTGAGCGAACTATTCTGCAAAGTATGAACCGAGCGTTAGCTATAGCAGCAAGTACAGACAGATGAACAAGGTAACACGATTTGCACTCGAAAACATAGCTCTGAGAGTTACAGGTAACAAGATTCCTCCTTACTGGCTGTTCAATGTGAATAAGCTCAGAGAGGTGGACGAAGAGGAATATAATGAAATCAAGTCAATGAGTGATGAGGAGTTGGAAGATACTGTTCGCACTAATGCACTTGGTATACCTATGCAACTTCCCCTTCGTCTACGTCTTGAAGAAAGTGGTGCGAAGGAGTGGTTGTTGCCGATTGAGCCAATGATTAGTCTGCAAGGTCAGAATATCATCGTACGTAGGCACGTTAACAAAGGTGCTGTAAAAGGAAGCATTAAGGAGCGGTGGTCACAAGATGATTATACTATCAGTATAGAAGGTATCCTTATAGGTGAAAATGGTAAATATCCTGAGGAAGACGTAAGCCGTTTACGCTCATTCTGTGAAGCTGGACGAGTGACAGCGTTAAACCCTTTGCTGGAAATATTCGGTATATCACATCTTGTCATTGAAAGCTGGGAGATTCCTTTCACAAGTGGCTCTTCTAATCAGAACTATTCGCTAAAGGCATATAGTGATGACATATATAAACTTCTTTTAAATCAGCAGGACTTAAAACGATAGGCTTATGTACACAATGGCTTACGACATAGAGATAGGAGGCTGGCACATTGGAATGCTTGACAGTGTTGAGGTGCATCGAAGTGTCGAACTACTTGCTGATACGGCAACTATAACATTACCAGGTGCGCAGTATAATGTAGCCTTGGATGTTGAAGACAAACTTCACAGAGGTGATAAGGTTATTATTCGCTTTGGATATAAGGAAGAAGGCTTAAAGGAGGAGTTCACTGGCTGGCTGCAACAAATCAGTACAGATGGTGGCAATATTAAGCTGACTTGTGAGGATGATCTGTACACCTTTCGTAAGGAACTCAAAAACGAAGTACTGAAGAAAGTTTCACTTGCTGATCTTCTTAAGAAAGTGGTGCAGGGAATTGGGAAGAACTACTCTATTCAATGCTCTTACAGCTGGACCTATGCTAAGTTTGTCATTCACAATGCTACTGGATATGATGTGCTTAAGAAGGTGCAGGAGGAATGTGGTGCAGATATATATCTTTCTAATGGTGTTTTACACGTACATCCCCCAGGTGAGGTTGTCGGGGTGAACCGCTTTTATAACTTTGCGCTGAATGTGGAGGCGGTTAATCTGACCTATCGACAAGCAGCTGATCGCAAGGTTCGTGTAGTGGTTAAAGCTCTTCTTCCTGACGGAACAGTAAAAGAGGTAGAGGTCGGAGCTACTGGTGGTGAGAAGGTAGAAATAAAATGTCCTACTTCTGATGCTGCAAGTATGAAACTTCGTGGCGAACTTGAAGTTAAACGTCGTAGTTTTGACGGCTATGACGGAAGTATCACGACGTGGCTCATACCTGAATGTGTTCCTGGCGATATGGCGTGGCTTTATGATGCGGATTATCCACGTAAGGATGGCTGCTACTTTGTAAGGGCAGTAACAACAACTTTCAGTAGAGACGGTGGTAAACGAAAAATAGAACTTGGATTCAGATTAAGCTAAGGATATGGATCAATATAAGGAATTAAGAGAAAGGTTGCGAGGTGTAGCACCACAACAGGAGATGACTGTACTACAAGGTATCGTTAAGAGCGTAAGCGGTAGTACTTGTGACGTGGAAATTGGAAGCCTTCTCGTACCAGATGTTCGCCTTCGTGCATCTGAAACAGATGATAATGGAGAGATGCTGATAGTTCCTAAAGTCGGTACTGCAGTCATCATTGGGAGTCTGTCAGGAGACTACTCAAGCCTTGTCGTCTTAGCTGTGGATCATGTTGAATCTATAACGATAAATGGAGGTAAGCTTGGAGGACTGGTTAATATTGAGGATTTAACCAAGAGACTTAATGAACTGGTTAAAGCTGTCAATAGCCATACACACCAGGGTACTCATGGTCCAACAGGTCCACCTCTGACTAAGGCACAGGAGTTTAAGAAAACTGATTATGAAGACGTAACTATCAAACATTGATATGAAAGGTATTACATTGATAGACTATGAAGCGATTATACAACCGCATCGAGGACCAGACGGAAAGATTATTTCTGGTCTGGTTATCGGTGACACACTGCATCAGAATCAGGCTTTGATTCTTCACTTACATAAGGGAGAGTTGAAAGAACGACCGATGACAGGCTGTGGTATCAGTGATATGCTGCTTGACAATGATCCTATTTATTGGAGAACGCTCATCAGAGAGCAGCTGGAGATGGACAGACAAACTGTGACTAATATAAAAATAACAACCAAAAGCATCGAAATAGATGCACAATATTAAACTTAAGCAATATGCAAAGAAACACGAAGGAATGGATACAATACGGCTCAGCCATATTTCTGCTTGCAAGTGGTGTGGCAATGGCTTTTCTGAGTTTCTTCTTTAATGGGGGCGATGTTAAAGACAGCGTGCTGTGGTATGTGTCGCAGACTTTGGTCTATGCCGGCTCAATCTTCGGTGTGGGTATCTACATTCAGAGTAAATGGGGAGATGTGAGAAATTACATCGACCGAGTTGTCAACTCCAAGAACGGAAAGGAGGAAGAATGAGAGCGATTAAATATATTGCGGTACACTGCACTGCAAGTCATCAGTCACAGACTATTGAGAGCCTACGACAGGAATTCCTCCGTAAAGGATGGGTTAATCCTGGATACCACTATGTCGTAGCACCAGATGGCAGAATCACCCAGCTGCTTGATGAAGACAAGGTGAGCAATGGCGTGAAGGGATTTAATTCCGTTTCTATCAATGTAGCATATATTGGTGGAGTAGAC